CATCGAGCTGATCGGGTGGTGAAGATGTTGTTGTCGATCCAGGCGGTAACATTGATCGGCGTATTGCCGACCATGCCTTGCTGCGGGGTCGAGAGCGAATAATCCCACTCGCCCGTGACCGGGTTGAATTTGACCCAGCTGTCGTTCTCGCCGCTGGTCGAGGCCTGCGACGGGAAGTGCCACATGACCTCGTCATAGCCCGAGTTCGACGCGCCCCGGATGTGCGGGAAATAAAGATAATTCCCGCTCGTGTCCCTCGCGTTGTTCAGGTTTTTGACGATGACGTCCCAGACGTCGCACTGGAGCCGCTGCACGGTTCCATTGGAGTACATCCAGAAGGCGTCGCGGCTCATCCAGAAAACTTGCGGCCCGTACACAGCGATAGCGTCTTTGCCGATTAGCCCGCAGCCTTGCGCCACCTCGTTGAATCCGAACACGTCGGGGTAGCCGATGTACGCCATCACCCAGAGCCCGACGTCGGTCCACAGCATCGCTTGCTGCGGTCCTTGAATGCCGCCGATGATCTTGCTTCCGCGCGTGAGGCGATAGGTCCCCGCCTGATTGGAGACGCTCGCAGTCCAGGCGTTGAAGTTCGCGTTGTCGCACCATGCGACCAGCATCGGGTCCTGCACCTGGGCAGTGCTCGCGCCGTAAGCCACAATTTGCTGTTCAGGCATACCGATGAAAAAGCCGGTGCAATTGCTCGGCCCGTTGGCGATCATCTGAGCGTTCTGAATGCCGCTGATCGGGTCCCAGAAGAACAAAGGACCATTGGTCGCGTTCGCGATCAGCTGAGAGCCCCAGTTGCCGAGCGACCAGCTGTCCTCAGAGATGTTGCCGAACCCCGGCGTCCCAGGATGCGGCGGGAACTCATTGGCGGCGATCGGGGTCGGCTGCGCGCCGGAGCCCCAGCCGCCCACGCCCCAGCCGCCCACGCCCCAGCCTGAGTTCGGGAGGAGAGGCGCTTGCGTGACCCAATAGAGGATCTGCGGCGCGCCGTTGAAATTGCCTTCCCAAGAGAGGCCCGCCGTCGGGACGGAGAACGGCGCGAAGATGATGAAGTTGTTCGCGTCGATGATCAGCTGGACGCTGAAGAAGCCCTGAAGCGTGACCTCCCCGTTGGCGCCGACGCTCGTCGGGATCGGGAGAGCGAAGGTCGAGCCCTGCACGAGCCCATGATTCGGGAGATAGACCTGAATCACTTCGCTGTTGGCGACCGTGGAGAACCTCGCGACGTCCGGCGCGGTGGCCGTGCCCGCCGAGACCGCATTGAACGGCAGCGTGATCGTATACTGCTGCGCCGTCAGCATCGCCGTGATCGGGAACGCGCCGAAAATCACGATGCCGCCAACCGGGACATGGCATTGGATCTGGACCGAGCCGTAATTGTTGACCGCCGCATTGGGGTCATTGATCGTGACAATCGGCGAGCCGGCCGTGGTCGCGAACGTGATGGCAGTGTTGTTGCTCACCACATATTGCGGCGAGATATTCCGAGTGAATGGCGTGCCGTTCTGAGTCGGCGTCAGAGCGCTTAGGCCCGCCGTGCCGGCGACCGCGAGATGGTTCTCAAGGTTGAGGTCAGCCCAGGCGCACAGCTCGCGCGTGAGGCCGGGGATAGCAACGTTCGAGGGGCCGCCTGCCGAGGGTCCCAAGATGGAGGAGAAGAAATTCATCCACCCGCCGTACTTCTCCGGCAGGCCGCCTCTCCAGCGAATCAAATTAGACGCGACGACATTCGCCTGAAGGAGCGTCGGGGTCGCCACAGCTTTTACACCGGGCATGAGCTTCACGGTCGAGAAGGGCGTTTAAACCTCCTCTGCGTATGAGAATCGTCGACCGCCAGCGACTTCATGCCGTCCACGGAGAACGTGGACGAGAGACGTGCGCCCTATCCCGTAGAACTGGGCAGCTCCCTTCGTTGTTGGATAGTAGGCTCCATCATCGAGACAGATGACCGCCCGTCGCCGACGCGGTCCCTTCTCCGCCATCGAGGCTTTCATCTTCGCCCCCCATGCCGCTTTCACTTCCGGCGGCCAAGCAGCCTTTGCAGCCTTTGCTCGTGCGGAAATCTTGGCTCTAATTTCGGGTGTTCTGCATGTGTCCCTTATTGCCGCCTTGTGGTCTGAGGACAGACGCTTGCCGCGATGCGCTCTCGATATTCGCTCTCGCGTTTTGTCGGTATGGCGGCGGCCCTTCTGCATCGATCATCCCGCTGGGGCCGGTTGCGGTTGCGCCGCCTGGGTCGCGCTGTAGGACGACAGCTGGTTCCAACCGAGGAAGCGCTTCCGGGTCTCTTCGTTTTTCGCCGAGCCCAGGAGTTCGTTGTACTGGCCCTCCCAGCTCACCGCCATACGCGGATCGTCGGACTGAGCGCCGAAGTTGTGGCGATAGCCGGAGGCAGAAACCATAGCGGCCGCTAGGAACAGATCGGGCAAAACCTGAGTGAGGAACGTCGTCTGCGTTCCGTCTCCGGGCGGCGCGTTGTAGAGCGGGACCGGCCGGCACTTGCCATGGATCACGAAATAGTAGGCCTGATCCGGCGCGGGGCCGAAGGCGAGGAGCTGATCATTGATTGGCGCGAAATTGACCGGCCGTCCGAACGGACCCGGATTCGGAAAGAGACCGCTATAGACCGCGTCGAGGTAGTCGACGGTGACCGGGCGGGCAGGCTCGCCTCCAGTCGTGGGCGGGCTATGCCTGCGATCGGTTGGTCCGGGGGTCGCATTGGCGGGCTGGATGATGACGCGCTCGGGGATGAGGATCTGTTGCGCTGGAGCCGGGTTGGCGAAGACGGCGGCGGCGGCCGGGAACGACTGCTCACGCTGGTAAGCGGTCATGGGGAACCACTGGATCGTCTCGGCGTGCAGGCAGTCCAGCTCGCGGTAGCAGCGCCCCTCGGCGTAATCGATGATCGTCGGCAGGATGAGCACGAAATTCGGATCGTTCACGTTGTTGTTCGGAACGATCATTTCGCTCGCGAGCGCGGACTGGAACGACGAATAGGTGTAGCTCATTTGCGGCTTGATTTTTGCGGCGGTCGGGCGGACTGCGTTCGCGCCATGCTGCCTTCAAGCGCCGTCAATCTCTCGTCGATGTCCTGCACCTGGGCGGCGACCTCATTGATGTCTGGCGGCGGCGGCTCTTCCATTGGCGGCGTCGGAATTGCGGGCGGCTCGTTCGGCGCGTTGCCCTCGTCGAGCCACGCCAGATAGTCCTGATAGTCGACGTTGTCGGGATCGAACGGGATGAACGCGCCATCCTCGTCGCGCTGGATCATGCTGTCGTGAGGTTGGTTGTTCATAGGATTCCAGACTTGCGTGTAGGTCATGGTCAAAGCTCCGCGCTGGCGCTGAATGTACAACTAACGGTAGCCGTCCCAGTAGTTGTTGCCGCGCAAGTATTGAACACTGCATTATTAGCAACGCCAAGCGACAAACCGCTTATATTTCCACTTCCATTTGCTAATATCACAGCAGTTGGCGCGGCACGCATCACCCCAGACAGATTTACAATGGTTTGCATAGACTGCCCAGCCGCTTGATACCCAGTCATGTATAACCAGCCTGTCTGATAATACCGCTGGCAATCCGCCAAAGTCTTAGCTAACGACTGCCGATTGTAGGGCGTTGCTACACTGCCGATTTCCAGCTTGACGCCGGTCACACCCCAAGCTGCGCCATTGGTTCCGACGACGCTGACCGCGCCGGTCGCGCCCTGATAATTCGCCGATGCCCAAGCTCCAGTGGGGCCACGATAAGTCGAACCGGAACCAAGATCGAACACGACATACAACGCCCCGCCATTGCCACTCAAAACCCACGTCCCGCCAGTATCGCCAGGGATAGTGATAGTAATCTTCGTCCAAGAGTTCGCAGTAAGGACAGAGAAAGTGAATGGGTAAGATCGAGTGGCAGCGTAATTCTTGACACAACCGCTGAACGTCCCACTCAAGCTGGAATAAACCCAGAATGACAGTGTGACAGGCTGCGCATTGGCCGTTCCCCAAGCAAAATCGCTAACCGCGTCGGCTTCGATGGGTTGCTGGAAGAAAAAGAAATCTGCCGCCAACGAGGCATAGGCAGAAGACGAGGTGAAATTCAGATAATACGGAAACCCCGGCGCTGCGCTCGCAATACGCTCCCAAAACCCGTTACCTACCAGCGATGCCTGAAACTGCCATCGATCAACCGTGTAACCGTTCGCCGTCCCACCGCCGCTGGCGACGCCGCGCTGGTCTATACGCATGTCGCCATTGATAATTCTATTATCGCCCATCGCCTGCGGCGCACTCAGATTGCTGAGAAAGACGACGCCGCTCTGGCGATTTATGACGAGCGGATCGTCGATGTAGGCGCCCGCATCGCTGTAGCGCACGATCTGGAAATTCGACCCTGAGTTGCCGCCGCTCTCAGCGATGCCGTTGCCGAGGTCGATCTCCCAGCGCTCGTTGGCCCCGACGTACGATCTGAGCCACGCGCCTTTCCCGGCCGCGATGTTGAATTTGACGCCGGGCCAGTTCGTGCCCGCCGCGTTGAGATTGAGATTGTTGCCGTCCGGCGAATCGATGGTGAGATTGCCGCTAAGCGAGCCGCCGGTTAAGGGCAGGAAGTCCGAAGGCTGGCCAGTCGCAGTCCACTTGGTCCCGTCCCAAGTCCAAGTGATGCCCGCAGCAGTGAACTCCTCGCCGAGTGTAGGGTTGGCAGGGAAGTCGATCATCGCATCCGCCTCGCCGAGATCCACCCGCTACAGTTGCTGTTTGGGAAAGCGCCGACAGGGCCACCGCTCTCCAAAGTGTACCCAGTGGAGATGGAGAAGGCAGTCGAAGCCGTTAATGAGAATCGGTAGGGCGCTAAAGCCACACTCCAAGCGCTGCCCGCCATCCCGTCAACGCGGCACTGGCGATTGGGGTCAGTTGGCCCATTCAAATACCCATAGAACGTGCAGACTGGCGGCGTTGTGGAGTATTGCAAGTACCCCGACAGGAAACCGGTGATCTCCCAATCCCCCGCCGGGAGAGTGATCGGCGCCATGTTGGTGTTAAAGTTCACGGAATCAGCGTAATTGACGATGACTTCGCCGACCTGACCAGCGGCGGCGTCGCTGCCGTCCGTGACGCCGGGAGGCATCATATTGGGCCCCGCCGGCCCAGCTGGTCCGGCCGACCCTGTTGGCCCTGCCGGTCCCGGCGCGCCTTGCGTGTTTGTAGCCGGAACCCATTGGCTGGAGGTAGCGTCCGTCATCCAGAGGTACGTCTGCCCGCCAACCGAATCCCACCACAGGTCTCCGACCGCTGGGCTGGCAGGCGGGGTGTCGCTAATGGTGACGGGAGGACCCGAGGCGCCAGGGACGATCGTCCACTTGATCCCGTCCCACTCCCAGACGAACCCGCCGAAAGTGAACTGGTCGCCAACGGAGGGACTGGCAGGGAAGTCGATCATGGGCTCAGACTCGCGTATAGGTCATGGTCAAAGCTCCGCTGATAAAGTACATGGAGTATTTAAACTGTAACAATCGCCAGCGGCGTTGGAAGCGATTTCAAATCTCCCCGAATTATTTCCAATTGGTAAACAAATAGGACCACCACTAGATAGATTATTGCCATTGCCAGCCGAAAGCACAGCGGTCGGAGATGCTCTCATTGTTGGATAAATCATAGAAACGTTCGTAGCTTGAGCACCGGCCGTCGCTGGAAATCTTGCGCTAAGCCAGACAAGCTGATAATACCGCTCGCAATCCGCCATGCTCTTGGCCAGCGACTGCCGATTGTAGGGCGTTGCTACCGTGCCGACTTCCAGCTTAACGCCGGTCACGTAAAAAGTTGCGCCATTAACGCCGACGACGCTGACCGCGCCAGTAGCACCCAGTAAATTTGCAGTCACCCACGCTCCTGCCGCGCCGCTTAAACTTGCGCCAACGCCAAGCCCGAAAACAATCTGTACACCGTATGAATTTCCGCTCAAATTCCATGCCCCAGCCGTATCGCCGGGGATGGTGACGGCAATCTTCGTCCAAATGTTTGCGGCAGGAATCGAATAGGTGAATGGGCAAGAACGGCCAACAGCTGGACCGCGAAGTACTCCACCAAACGTGCCGGTCAGACTACAAAAAGCCCAGAATGACAAGGTAACTGGTTGAGCGGATGGGGTCCCCCAAGCGAAATCACTTACCATATCAGCTTCAATCTGCTGATAAAATATAAAGTTATCGTTAACTCCAAGCGCGTAAGTCGTCGATGCTTGGAACCCTAAATAGTATGGAAATCCTACTGGGCGAACTACCGCATTAAGATTGCGGCCCCAAGTTCCTTGCGCTGCTATGCTTGCGCTGTAGTACCATCTATCAACCGTATACCCGACCACCGTGCCGCTCGCCCCGTTGTTACGCTGGTCTATCCGCATGTCGCCGTTGATGAGCCGGTTGTCGCCCATCGCCTGCGGCGCGCTCAGTTCCGGAACGGTGAGAAGCCCGGTCATTGTGCCGCCGGTCAACGGCAAAAACTCGCTTGAAACCGCAGCCCAGCCCAGCGTTCCCGCAATGTCCTGGCGCCCGTAAAGCTGGCCGTCGGTCGGCGCATCGGGGAAACTCGTACCGGGGGCGCCTGGAGCGCCGGGGGCGCCTGCTGGGCCAGCAGGCCCTGCCGGTCCCGCCACGCCCTGCGCGTTGTTGGCGATCACCCACTGGCTGGAGGTCGCGTCCGTAAACCAAAGGAAGGTCTGAGCGCTGACGCTATCGAACCACAGGTCTCCCTCGACCGGATTGGCAGGAGGCGTGTCGCTAACCGTGACTGAGGTGCCGCCAGCAGCAGGCACAGCCCACGATAGGTTGCCCGCGCCGTCTGTGGTCAGTGCGTCCCCCGCCGCGCCCCCTGGCAGCGACAACCCTTGCAGAGTGGTTATTCCGCTAGCGCGGTTGATCGACAGAGGAACACTCAGATTGCTCCCAGCGTCGGTCATCGCGGTCAGCGAGAAGTTGGACCCAGCGTTACCGCCGCTCTCGGCGGTGAAGTCCGCCAGCTGCATTTGCCAACGGTTCAATCCTGCTGTCTGGGCGATGATCGCGCGCTGAGTTGCCGCCGCTCCGTTGATGATGACGCTGTTGTTAGCCGGGAACCGCACCACGCCCGTGAACGTTCCGCCCGAGAGCGGCATGTAGAGGGCGAGGTCCGTCGCCATCGTCACGACGGTCCAATCGGCCGGGTTGAATGGCCCCGGTCCGAAGATGCCGTTAGCGATGTAGATCTTGCCGCTCTGGAGAACGCAGTCCCCAGTGAAGTAGCTCGCCAAAGACGAGAAATAGCGCACCGGGATCAGGTCGACCGGATTCTGCGCCGTGTCGATGACTCCGAGCGCATTGTCGGGGAAATTTACGTACAGCTCTCCGGGCTGGCGCGTGCCTGGGGCAGGGGCAGTCCCCGGCACCGAGGAGCGAAGCGTCTGAACCCTATTGACCATGGCTATCTAGCCTTGCAGCCGGAATGTTCCGGCCCTTAGTGCATCAGAAAGTTCCCGCGTCGATCACCGCGTTGTCAACATACTGCTTGGTCGCCGCACCCAAATTGTTCGTCGGATCACCGTCGAGAATCAGATCGCCGGTCATTATCCCGCCGTCCAGCCTGACGTAGAGCCCGTCGGCTTCCGCCATCGTCAAGCCGGAGCCCTGAATGATCTCGAATAGCGCTAATCCGGCGTTCCAGATCACAATATCGCCGTTGGCGATCAGCTGGCCGCCAATGCCAGGAACGCCTGCTGGCGCCGTCTCGGGCACGGTCGGGTTGACGGTGACCGCGATGTAATAGTCGCCCGCCGTCAATCCCCCCGTGACAGTGAGGTCGGGATTGTTCGCCGCGACCTCCCACGTCCCCAAGAATAGCCGGAGATTAGCGATCAGGTTGTCGACGTAGGTCTTGTTGGCGGCGTCGCTCCCCGCAACGGGCGGGAGAAGCGTGATCGCGCCCGTCATCACGCCGCCAGCCAGCGGCAGCCGTGACGTGTCGCTCGGGTGGACGTGATCCTCTCTCGCCCACGCGAGCGCCGTACCCACCGCCGCCACGCCATCCATCAGCGGCGCGACCGTGGCCGCAGGGAGAACCGCCGTGACATCGGCCGCAGTCAGGACGACCGCGCCCTGTCGACCGTTGAAGCTGTCGACGCCGGTCGCGGCGCCCACCACGGGCGCCCAGTTGGCGCTCGGCGGCGGAGAGTTCGCGTTCGGGGTGACGCAGACGTAGAGATCGCCCGCGCTGAGCACGACGTCATTGACGGCGTAAGTGGCCGTGCTCAGCCAGAACCGGACGGCGAGCAGATCGACCGGCGCGGCGTTGAAAACGCCGAACTGCCCATCGGCGAAGTTGATATAAGGCGACCCAGCCGCAGTTCCGGCGGGGGGCCGATTGCCAGCGGTGGGACTGCGCAGAATCTGGATGATTGCCATGGCCGCCTCCTAGAAAGTTCCCGCATCGACGACCGAGTTCGCCGTCAGTACCGGCACCCAAGTCGCGTTATTCCGCCCGAAGGTGACGCCCGTGCTCGGCGCGTCAGGGATGCCGCCGCCTGGGCCGGTCCCGGCTGGCGCCCATTGGGTTGTGATCGGAGCGATCGAGGCGACCTCGATGCCGTCGCCGATCGCGGGCACGACCGTCGGCATGAGGAGCGCGAGATTGATCGCTTGCGTGCTCATGGGGGCTCCATCTCATAAGCGGGAAGCCAGCCTGTGTATTCAAGCGAGACTTCGCCTTGCGGAGAGCGGTGCGAGTAGACGCACCAAGCATGGCCGACCGGCGCGCCGCCGAGGAAAGTGAACTCGTGCAGGCAGTCCTTCTCGATGAGCACGAAAAACGGTCCTTCGCGCTCGAAATCGAACGCGACTGCGCCACCCGGCTCCCATTTCGTGACGTGCCAGTTGCCGCAGAAGCAGATGGTCGTGTGATCGAATTGATGCTTGTGGCCGCCGACAGTCTCACCCGGCTTGAGGCCCATGCCGCCCTCGCCCATGGCGCGGATATAGATCGAGCCGCTCACCCAATCGGTCACAGTCCTGCCTCCTTGAGCCGCGCCTCCAGCTGCTTGATCTTGGCGGTTAGGATCGCGACCACGCCAGCCAGATCGTAGGCCTTCATCATGTTCGGCTCCGGGTTCTCGACCGAGTTGCCTTGCAAATCGTGGTACTGGGTGTAGTCCGCGAGCGTCACCAGATCGGGCGCGCCGATCTCGACGTCATCGGCGAGCAAGCCCCAGTGCAGACGATTGG